GCCCAACATCCGTGTAATGGGCAGTAAATCCCGCACCATCAAACTCGATGTCGTCTTTGTCGGCGCCGACTCGCTGGCCGATGCCAACGCATTCATTGCTAACCTGGAGTCATCCCCGGCCGGAGAGCTGGAGCACCCGTGGCTGGGCGAACTGACGCTGGTATTCGACACCTTTTCCCAAAGCATCAGCACCAAGCGCGGCGTGGTTACACTCAGCTTGAGCTTTGTGCGAGCCGGCACGCAACCGACCATCAACACGTCAGCGACCGTCCGGGTGAAGCAACAGGCCAGCGCGGTGGAAAGTGTCTCAGCGCAGTCGTTCGCCCGAGATGTGAAAAGCCTCAACGTGGCCGACATCAACCAGACACAGAACGATTTCACGCAGTCACTCAACGTGTTGGTGGACATCACCCACCGTCTGAACCTCGCCGATGACAAGCTGCAAAGCATCAACTCAGCCATCAACGAAGCGTTTGGTGCCATCAGCAGCATCAGCAGTGCGCCGGATAAGTTCGCCACGCTGCTGAGCACCGCGGTTGATCGCGTCGCTGAGGGCGTTCAGTCTGAGCCTGACTCCGACAGTGAGGCCGTCGACAACGCCCGCACCGCGCAGCAACTGATGTTGGGTCAGGTCAAAGAGGACGCCGTCACCCCTCATCACAACATCCAGATGGTGACCGGAGCCGTGAAGGTCAGCAAAGATGTCACCCGTCTGGAGAAGCAGGACCAGTTTGATATCACCGCCGTGAGCAAACAGCCAGCCATCATTCAAAGCGACCTCGCTGCGCTGCTTGACGGCATTGATGCGCGCGTGCGTGAAACGACAAGCGTCTCAACGGTTGAGAGCTTAGACATCTTCGATGCATTGGTGGCGCTGAAAGGCGGCATTCAGACGCAGCATGACAAAGTCATCAAAGGCACCGCGGCGCACCGTGTGATTGAGCAGCCGCGCAGCAAACCCGCCCTGACCATCGCGCACGACCAGTACACGGCAGAGCCGATCGTTACCGCGATGAATGCACTGCAACACCCTCTGTTTCTGCGTGGTGACATTGCCGTGAGGAATCCGCAATGAGCCAGCTTACGATGCACATCAATGGCGCGCAGACTGCGTTTTACTCCGCTGAGCTCAGCTACTCTCTCGAGCAGCTCGCGCACACCTTCCGGTGCAAGGTGCCGGTGATGGCCATTGACCAGCCACTGCCAGTCAGCTTCTACCTCGGCGGTCAGCTTATCCTGAAAGGACAAATTGACCAGGTTGAGTCCGCCACCGATTCAGGCAGCCGCTCAGTCACCATCACTGGCCGCTCCGTCAGTGCCAACATGATTGACTCGCGCATCACCATGGACGCGCTTTACAACCAGCCGATGGACAAGTTACTGCGCCGTCTGGCCACACCGTTTGGTCTGCGGGTAGAGAGTCTGGTCTCCGCATTGAAGGCCGTACCGGAGTTTCAGATCAACGCAGAGTCGCCGGTGGAAAACATCGCGCAGCTCATTCGAGAGCAAGGATTGGCGCTGATTGAACGCAATGGCGTACTGACGATTGAGAACACCGCGCACAGCATCATTCAGGGTATCGGGCTTGAAGTCGGCAACAACATCGAACGCCTTGAGATTGCCCGTCAGTTCCACACCCGTTTTCACCGCACCGAAGTTCAGGGCGCGTGGGACGATGCCAGCGCGGTGGTCACCGCACCCGATGTCGATGCGTCGCGCACGCGGGTGATTATCTGCGATCAGTTACAGTCCGCCGACGCGTGTTTGTCCCGCGCCCGGTATGAGCACAACCTGGCGATCGCGCAGAGCCTGACGGCCTCAGCAAGCATTGCCGGACTGTTCCCGGCGCTCGCCATCGACGGGCTCAACCGGGTCATCCGGGTTATCGACCAGACGCAGCAGTTCAGCGAAATGCTGGTCATCAAAGCCTTGAGCCTGTCCGTCTCGGAAAGCGCACAAACCACCTCGATGACACTGTTCCGGCCATTCAGGGAGCAAAGCGATGTCTGACACACTGCTGGCCCGTTTGATGAGCCGGATTAAGAATCTGGTTGGCACCGGCACGGTCACAGGAGCAGAGACGCAGTGGCTACAGATTAAAACTGCCACGGGCCGCACCAACGATCGCATCCGCCGCGTGCACAACTACGGCTTTATGAGCCGTCCGTTGGTGGGCGCCAAAACATACAACCTGTTTATCGGGGGCGTCACCGCGCGCGGTATCACGGTGAATGTGGAAGACGAACGTTACCAGATGGCACTGCAGCCGGGTGAGGTCGCCATGCTCGATGACAAAGGCAATCTGGTTCACTTCACCGCAGACGGTATCAAGGTGAACACTAAGGCAAAACTGGACATCACAGCCGCAGGCGATGTCAGCGTTACAGCGCCCAACGTGGATGTCACCGCGCCCCAAGTTTCGTTCTCCGGCAATGTGGACATCGGCGGCGACCTCAACGTCGCGGGCAGCGTTGGCGGCAGCTCCGGCAAGTTTGCGGGCGTCACGGTGGAAACCCACACTCACGACTATCTGGACGACGACAACCAACGCACTTCTGACGGGCCAAACAAATCATGAACTATTTCCGTTTAAACGCAGTCACGGCACCGATGCACTCCGAGGAAGGCATGACACACGCCGTCTGGCAGAGCATTTACAACCACAGCGAGTCGACACAGAACGATCGCGCGCGAATGGCCGAAGACGAACGCGGCGGCAACTGGAGCGACGAGCTGCTGACCATCGTAGGCTCACGCGACTGGACGCTGCGCCGGGACAAGCTCACCCCGCAGACGCTCGTCATGGCCAAACGCTTTTATGAAGAAGCGCTGGCATGGCTCATCACCGACGGCCACGCCAAAGCCGTGGCGGTTTCCGTATGGGAAGCGAAACCCAATCAGATGGGGCGTGATGTGGTCATTACCCTCACCGACGACACCACGTTCAAGGTCACACTATGAGTACACAACGCAGCCTGCAGACACTTATCGATCGCGCCAAATCGACACTAATGGCGAAAACCGGGCAGAACACACCGGCGATCGATGCCATCGCGTGCGCGATTGCGGGCGTGAGTTACGGTCAGTACGGCTATCAGGATTTGCTGTTTCGCCAGCTTCACCCGGAAACCTGCTCTGAAGCCTGGCTTTATCTGCATGCCAATCGTCATGACACGCCGCGCCTGCTGCCCACGTTTGCATCTGGTACCGTCCGGTTTACTCAGCTTGGTGGCGTGGTAGTCATCCCCAAAGCAACCTTGCTGACCGATGCCGCCGGCAATGAATACGAAACCACCAAAGAGCAATACAGTGACGTGCCGGTCAGCGTGATTGCGCGCGTGTCCGGCAGTGCCAGCAATCTGCCAGCCGGAAACATTCTGACCCTGTCCGAAGGCTTAGGCGGTATCGACCCGACTCAGGTTCAGAGCCTTGGCATTGAAGGCGGCGCCGACATTGAAACCCTAGAACACTGGCGCGCCCGGGTGATTGTGGCCTACGAGAAAAACGACCTGATCGGCAAAGCGGAAGATTATGAAGCCTGGGCAACGTCAGCGCATGCCGATGTCGACTTTGCCTGGGCACTGGATAACACCCCGGAGCGCGGCATGGTGGAAGTGTATATCGGCCGTCGCACCGCTGACCCGACACTGAGCAGCGAAGTGATCAGCCTGGTTCAGCAAACCTTCGAAGCGCATCGTTTGGCCGGCTGCCATCCCATCGCCTTACTGCCTGAACATGTTCTGCTGAACATTGAGATTCAGGGCATTGAAGACCAATCAGTTCGTGATGATGTCGTCACTGCGCTGCAGAGCCTGGTACAAAGCAAAATGGGCAAAATCAACGCCGCGACGGGCAATCCGGAATCCGTCACACCGACGGAAATTGTGCTGACGGTGTCGAGTGTCACCACCAACTTCATTGTGAAATCGCCGACTGATGAAGTGACGATTCAGAGCCATCAGATTCATGTATTAGGAGACGTGACATGGACACCTCCAGCGTAATCATCGATTACAGCGCCGAAGATTTTGCGCAGGCCATCCGAGCCCTGTTGCCCAAAGGGCAATACTGGCAGGAAGCCGACAACCCGGAGCTGACCAGCCTCATTGACGCAATGGCCACCGACTTCAAAGCCACGCACGATGACATTGAATTGTCTCTGCTGACTGACTTTAAAGAAGCGCTGTTCGGCTGGAAAATCAGCGACTATCAGGCGCTGCTGACAGAAAGTGGCGGTGTTGGCCGAGTGTATGACGATAAGGCAACTCCGAACCTGATTAAGATCGACCTGTACTCCTATGACAACAATGCCGCGTTTGCTGCCTTTGAAGAAAAGCGCTTACCACACACCGAGTTTCACTGGCTCTATCCGCTTGAGGCGCAAGCCAACATAGTCGAAACCACGGCACTGACCATGAAGCCAGAACTCAGCTCACAGCTTGAGTTAGAGGCCCAGACCCAAATGACATTTCGCACCGCCATTACATGGCAACTTAACTTAGGAGATACAGAATGAGCGCACTGCAAGCGATCCCTACTCAGCACGGGATAGACATCCTAAACAGTGAGCTAAAAAACACTGTCACCAAATTTCGACTCGTTGGCGCATTACTCCATGATGCACCGATTGAGTCACTTTACTCATTCCATGAAGGCCACATTGAGACCAGCTACTACGATGAAAATGGTGTTCTAACTTTTATTCTGAACTTGCCCATTGAGCAGAACTTCGAGGAATACCTCCATCAGATTCATGTGCTGGATAACAATGACCAATCGGTGATCGAATGTTCAACACCAAAAATTGCTCTCCCAAAAGGGATTGGTGGAATGGTCACGTTGAAAGCAGCGATGTCAGGTGAAGCGGGTCAGGTATTGTTTAAACACAGCGAGTTTGTCACCGGTACTGAGCTCACCGAACTCTATCTCGCCCCCTTATTACCGTCTTTTGGTATTGCAACCCAATCACCACCTCTTTTAGACAGTTTTAACGCACTTGATAAGCTAAGCGGCACCGTTTTCAGAACAGACGGAACCACTCAAGGTGACAGGCCGATCGAATATATTAATGGAGTCGTCCACTATGAACGCTGGGGAGAAAATGACTTCATCATGTATTTTTGGGCAGCAACGTTAGCGTCTACGGTTACGTATGTTCGCCGTTGGAAGAAAGGCCCCGGGTTTTCCAAGTGGGAAAAAAACTTTAATAGTGAAAACCTCCTTTTCGCAAACCAAACTGAGGCAGAAAAAGGGGAAGACAATACTAAAGTAGTGACATCTCGTCATATCCATCAAGCCTTTAATCAATATGGTTTAGGAACAGATTCGCCCGTTCTGTTAGACAGCTTCGACGCGTTGAACAAACCCAATGGCGCCATATTCAAAACGGATGCCAGCACCGAGGGAAACAATCCCACTCCGGGTATGAATGGTGTTGTGCGTTATGAGCGCTGGGGAAGCAATGATTTCATCATGTATTACTGGGTTGCCACCAAACCCTCTACAACAACTTGGGTGCGACGCTGGAAAATAGGAACAGGCTTTACTGAGTGGGAGCAATCTTATTCGACTGAGAACTTAACGCCTTACCAATCAACCACATTGTTTTCAGACTTGAGTGGCGTTGGAGATGGAACCATCATTGACTGGTCATCCAGTGGCAAAGTATTGGACGACTTTAACTGTTTATACGTCTGTGGTTTTTTTGACACCGGAAGCTTTAAGCACCACGTATCAGTCACGATCCCTACAGAGATGGCGAAAAATATCTTAGGCGAAAATGATTGCTTGTTGGTTGGTGGTTTTACAGCAAAGGGCACATCAAACAATGATGTACGATTAACGCTGATTGACATCACCCAAACACATTCAACAGTGAAGTGTTTAAACCAAGGCTACTCTGGGGCCATTACTCGTATTGATGGTATTTCTTATTAGTTTAGGAGCCTACCGATGGAAACTATAGCGACAGATACACTGGAAGAGCAGCCAATGAATCAACAGGTTTACTTTGGCCGTGGAGAGCAACAAATCACCTTGATTTGGAATGGCATTGATGAGAAGCCGACAATGAGTGATTGGGTCGAGATGATGGAAACCAAACCTTTATCCGGACGCCACTATGCCGACTCAAATGGGACTTGGAAACCGCTTTCTCAGGAAAATTTTGAGTCGGAAATGGTGAGGGTAGATGATGCTCGACGTAATGCGTACTTCCAAATCGTGACACCTTTGCTTGATGAAGCAAGAATCAAAAGAGAGATGATTAAAACGCCCGAAGCGATAGCTGAAGCCGACGTTTTAGAACAGCAGGCTCTCGCTGCACGCTTTAAAATTCAAGAAGACAATCCTTGGCCAATTCCACCAATCACCGAATAACCAAACCCGGCCTCAGCGCCGGGTTTTCTACATCCCCCATCTAGAAACCGCTTCAATATCAGTCAGTAATTCCGGGCGATACACTGGCCTTTGTTCATTCAACGAAGGTTAAACCATGAAAGCACTGGCAACCCAACTCATCAAAAAACACGAAGGGCTGCGGCTGAAACCTTACCGCTGCAGCAATCAAAAACTCACCATCGGTTACGGCCGCAACCTGCAGGATAACGGCATCAGCCAACAAGAAGCGGAAGCCCTGCTTCAACACGACCTTGATGCCGCGGTGAAAGACGCAGAAACGCTGCCCTATTTCGCTTCGCTTAACGATGCGCGTCAGGCGGTGATCGTCGACATGATTTTCAATCTTGGCCTGCCCCGTTTTGGCATGTTCAAGAAAATGATCGCCGCCATCGAGCAGCAACTCTGGCATGTGGCCGCCAACGAAATGCTCAATAGCCGCTGGGCACGTCAGGTTGGCAAACGGGCGAAGACACTCAGTGAAATGATGCGCACCGGCGCGCCGCTGCAATAAGGAGAGCACCATGAACTTTTTAACCAGTATCCTTGGCAAAACACTATGGGAAGTTCTGAAAGGTCTGTTTTTTCAGGTTGCCTGGAAAGTCATTCTGGAACGCTTTGCCAGCCGCCTGGTGATTTGGGGATTAGAGAAAATCAAAACCCTGTCCACCAATGATGTCACGCAGGAAACCGTGAACGACATCATCCTGTCGCTGAAAGGCAAAAAACTCAAAGAGGTCGAGCAATGGGAATGACGTTGGACCCGAGCTGGGTGAATGCCGTACTCGCCTTTGGCACGTTCGTGACGCTGATCCTGAGCCTGCTGATTGGTTACCTGTTCCGGTTGTCCAAAGAGCTGGGCGAATACAAAACCCATGTGGCAGAAACCTACGCAACGAAGGACGATGTCAAAGAACTCGGTGATCGAATTGAACGCAGCATGGTGAAAGAGTTCGACCGGATTCATTCCCTATTGCAAGGGAGAGAGGTCGCATAGTCCGGCGGGGGCCATAAGGTTCCCGTTCCGCACTCTTGAACGCCATACTCGTTTGTTATTTGAGTTGTATACCACTTGATGAGTATGGAATTTATCGCTATAAATTTTGATACCGTAGCTACTTTAGATGAGCTCCAGAATGAAGCCGATAGTTCTATTATTTATGTCTATAGTTATTGCTTTACTATCAGGCTGTACTTCCTCCGAAATTAGGAATCAAGACTATAAATCCTATCGTGTAGGTAGCACAGTGACAGCTAATATAGGTTCGCCCTTTCTGATAAGCCAAACAGGTACTGTTAGAACGGTCAAACAATGGGTTGGGGTTCTTTACTCAGAAGATGGTTGGTCGACGAAAGACGAGTATTCTCAGGATTTCATTCGAAAAGAGCTGATATATTCGGGCGTCGCTGACAACACTATCGATGTCACCTACCGCGAATATAGAAATCAACTTGCTGCTCAGGCTTTCTACCAGTCTGTAAAGTATGACCTCAATGAATCCAAAATCATCGCGTTTCAAAATTTCACATTCAAAGTCATAGAAGCAAATAACTCTAGAATCACAATTCAAATTCTGAGTGATTAAGCCTGATATTCACAGAACGCCCGCTTAAGGGGCAGCCAACGCAACTACCAAGATTTCGCATAACACCGTAACCACTGAAAACCAACGCATAGCAAAAACGCCACGCGTTGTGAATCCCTCTTGAGGCGTTGTTATGCGTACGTTACCTGCATATTTTTAACCGATCTTCTTCAGTTGGCATCGTATCAAATTGCGGTATACCGTCATTTATGAAACCCACGTCCCAACTTGCGTGAGAACCGACATAAACATGAGCAGCAACCTTTGTATCTACAGGCTCGGACAGCAACCCCGCGGGAACCCAATACGACTCGCCACCTGAACTGATATTTGGTACAGGGCTACCACAACGACAACAAAACTCAGATTTAAAACCTGAGCTCGTAGAAAATGACCTAATTTGATGTTCGCCAGAGCGCCATTTAAAACTAGATGACTTAACTATCAACGCTGAGTTTGATGAAGAGCCCGATACTTTGCGACACAACGAACAATGACACTGATAGATGGGTGGTAATTCACCTGACAATTCAAATGAGACTTCGCCACACAAACAGCTTCCTTTCAACTTCATCACTCCAAGTAAATTAGTACGCATAATGCCCGCCTACGGGGCAGGCTTGGCTAGTAACCCATAAATTGCGGAATCTGATACAATCCCGTTAACTTCCCACCGCTGCCTTAGAAAGCCTTCTTTAACAAACCCTAACCGTTCCAAGGCTTTACCTGAAGAAATATTGTCTGGATCTATTTCAGCTTCGATTCGACGTAACTGCAAGCTTTTAAATGCGTATTCAATAAGCGCAGTTCCCGCCTCAAGTACGATACCTTTCCCCCAGAAATTACGGCTGACACCAAACCCAATTTCTGCGCGCCTAGACTCTTTCGCATAGTTAAATAGCATTATCTTACCCAGAAGTTGACCAGTACTCTTTAGGTAAATACCTAGGGTCACTTCTGTATTACTATTCATTGCCTGTACGCTATTGACTATAAATAATCTAGCCTCATCAATTGAAACCCAGGGACTAGAGTTCCAATACTTCATGACATCATGGTCTGAGAATATACCAAACAAGTCTCTTGCATCATCTTCGACTAAAGCTCTTAGTATTAGTCGTTCCGTTTCAATTTTTGTTGTTAACATTTAGAGACCAACCTTTTGTTTTTTATTGGCGGATAGCCCTGTTAAGGGGTGAGCAACGCAATGTCGAAGCCGCTACATACCACCTTAAATACTTAAACCAACGCATAGCGAAAATGCCACGCGTTGCGAATCCCTCTTAAACAGTTTGTTGTGTAATTAGTTTAAATTATCCAGTAGCCTTATCACCTACCTAAGCCGTCTACCACCTCTACCACCTCTGTTAGAGAGTTTTCGAGTATTTCTTTTTCTTAGCTCTCTATCCGCTATGGTTTTCAACTCATTTAACTCTTCTAAATTGTTAAATCGTGTTCCAATCAACTTCCCTTTGTCATTTCTACTGTAGAGTACTGACTTAAAAGGTACCTTGATCCCTTGTGCACTACCGCCAGCAACGTTATTTAAATGCTCTATATATTGTGCAAATGTCGAACAATCCACACCCACTGCACCATCTATGAAATCCTGCACAAATGACTCATGTCCACTAGTTTTTTCTGGCATCAGGTAGTCGTGGATATCAAAAAGTGGGCAAACTAAATCTATATAGGGGTTAAACTCAGCCTCTAAGAATTTTTTGTTTAATCCCCACCCAATAAAATGGCAGTGACGTGATATCAATGCCCACTCTTGATTCAACCTTTCGCATAATTTTCTACGAAGTGGTTTGTCATTTTCTGCAACAATTTCTGTCTTAAACTCTTTGAACTCTATCAATATATTCTTAGAGTCACTACCAACAAAAAAATCAGCAAACTTTCGGTCCTGGCTTCCTGAGAAATTACCCATAGAGAATATAGCTTCTTTGCCATATTCTTCTCGAAACTCATCTTTTATGTATCCAGAGAAAAAATCAATCACTTGGGACTCACCCATTTTATCTGACATATTTACCCTCATTAATTAAAAATCGAATCTATATATTGAACAGATTCACACAAATTTTTATCAGTACACATCCGCGTTTACGTCACTAAACCACTTAAAACGCGTACAGTTAACTAGTTGTTTTGCAGAAACTTATCAGCTTTCCATCAATAAAACCATGCAATGGTACACATATACATTTCCCCAAACCTATAATCGAACCCACATAACAGGCCGGAAGCGAGTTGCGGCGGCTTGCCGGGGCTGATGGCATCGTGCACAGTTACGCACATTTGTGTGTGTTAAAGCATTGACACCCTACCCTTGCCGCCCTTACCCTATCGCTGTACTGGCAAAATCCAGTACCGGGATTGAGACCCCGATAATTACCATCGGCACATAGGTGCCAGCGTTTGCTGGTTTTTTTATGTGCGGCTTCGGCACACCTGTACATGGTGAATTTGTTGTGATTATGAACAAATACACCTCATCAATGGTGGGCTGGGCGGGGCAGCCTTCGGGTTGGCCGTGTCGATGGTGCGGTAGTCTCAACCCTGTTCAGTCCATCACCCGAAGATTGAGACCTTTGAGTGGTGGTAAACAAAGTTAACCATCGGAGGTCGCTATGACCCATCTATCAATTCTTTCCAAAGATATTCGCATCTTAGACGGCTTGTATTCTCTGAATGACCTTCATAGAGCCAGGGGCGCAAGAAGAAATCACCAACCAGCTAATTTTATTCGATTAGACACTACACAAGTGTTAATCAATGAAATTGAGCGATCCTCAGATCTGCGGATCGACAATTTGGACCAATCTTCAAACCTGAGCATTGCGATGAAAGCAATTCGTGGCGGGCACAAAAATCAAGGAACTTGGGTATGCAAAGAACTGGTCTACGCCTACGCGATGTGGATTAGCGCCAGGTTTCACCTGCAAGTCATCCGCGCGTTCGACGCAGTCACCAGCCAACCACAAATTTCACCGTCCGGTGTCACTCTCACCACCAAACAAGCCCGATTCTTACAATGTGCCTTTTCGCAGTTTGACGAACTCAAAGCGCGCCACGGGGAAAGCCACCGCCAGTATCAAACCATGCAGCAGCAAATCAACATGATGCGTTCGTTCTGCGATCATATGGAAAGCGAGCTTAAAGCGTTTCGCTCGCAGGTAGATGCGGAAATTGATGCGATTAACCACATAAACTTATACAAAGGGATGGTGTTGGAATATCAAGGCGCCGACGAACTAAAGCGCTTCATTGAACAAAAACATTGATGAAAACTGGCATGAGCCTAGGCAACGTGGTGTTGTTCTAGGCTTCGTTAGACGTTGCTTAAGTCACATCTGGACATAAATGAGTTACGCTGACCTCACTAGCAATCAAAATTAACATGAGGAAATGTATGGTAAACCTTACTTAGAACGCTAAATATTTATCTAAGGCTGTCGGTGGAACGTTTTTCTCCATCGGTTAGGTGTTACCTCATAACGCTCTTTAAATTTATCTCTGAAAATGAGAACTGAGCTAAAACCTGTTTTTTCGACAATCTGTTCAATAGATAAATCTGTAGATTCAAGTAGATCCTGAGCCAAGTTTAGTCGCTCAGCCGTCAGCCACTCTCCAAATGACATACCTGTCGCTCTATTGAATTTTCTCGTAAAAGTTCGGCGGGTCATCATCACTGAATCAGCTAGCTCATCCAGTGAATATTTTTGATTGATATTACGCCTGATATTGTCCATTAATGCATTGATACGTGAGTCAGATGTCGTCACAGGTATAGGTTGATCTATAAACTGAGCTTGCCCGCCATCTCTGTATGGAGGCACAACCATTCTTCTTGCTACTCGATTCGCAATCGTACTGCTGTAGTATTTTCGGAAAACATACAGACAGCAATCGATACCTGCGGCCGTACCTGCTGAGGTGATCACCCCGCTATCTTCTACATATAAGGCATTGGTATCGAGCGAAACTTCTGGAAAGCGTTGACTAAAATCCTGTTCTAATTCCCAGTGTGTCGCAGCTCGTTTTCCTGCTAATAAGCCAGCATAGGCGAGAACATAACCACCAAGACATAAACCGATAACCAATGCGCCTCGGGCATGAGCACGACAGAGAGCATTGAGCAGCTTTTCATTAGGACGTTCATCAATTGTTCTCCAATAAGGAACAACGATAATGTCGCAATACTCTAAGAAATCCAACTGCGCCTCTGTATGAATTTCCATACCGATGTCAGATAAAATCGGTCCTTGCTCTCCTGCGACAAATTTAAGTTCGAAAAAAGTTTCATTTAGGGTATCTCGCCCAAACACATTGCTTGGGACAGAAACATGAAACGGGCTAAAGCGATTAAATACGACAACAGCAACAGAAGGGATTGTATGGTTTTCAGCGAGGTACATAGGGCGTTTCCAAAGTAAAATGCACAGAGCAATGTTAGTACACTACTCTGTGCTGTTCATTAATACAGGCTTTAGGATTGCTTCACAACATAGAAACTAAAGTGCCACTGTTTCACCATCTTCTGGAACAAACACAAAATCGCTAATCATATTTGCAGCTGCATATTCGCGCATTTCTTGAGTTGTTACCAATACATGGTTAACCGCCCCCATATGAGTCGCAACGATTTTTGCTTTAGGAAGTACTTGATGTGTTTTTAGTACATCTTCTTTACCCATGATGATAGGACCAAAGCCCAGTACATGCGCCCAGCCCGTATTGAGAATAACGACACCAGGTTGTTCTTTTTTCATGGTTTCTTCTACACTTGGAATCCAAATCGTATCACCAACCACATATAACTTTTCTTCATCAGCATGGGAAAAAATCACGCCTGTCACTTCACCCAAAATTTCAGCCATTTGATCATGTTGGAATGCAGCATCAGAGCCATGCTGGCAGACGGTACGTGTAAATGAAATGCCGTGATATTCAGTCTCTTCAGAGAAGATTTTAACGTTGGTAAAACCTTGTGATAGAAGAATAGCTTCATCACCTTCGTGCTGTACAAAAATCAATTTATCTTTAGGTATCGCATTCACTGCTGTTTCATCCCAGTGGTCTGGGTGAGTATGAGTTAGCAGAACAGCGTCCACATTGATGATGCTTTCAAGAGGCAGAGGCAATTCAACTGTTGGATTGCGTAAGTGTGAATTTGCTGTTCCTTCAAATCCAGGGTAAGTGCCTTTTGGCGCTAACATTGGGTCAATGAGGAATGTTTTACCTGCATAATTGATAACTTGTGTTGCATTGCGAATTTGTGTGATTTTCATAATTGTGCTCCAGTATTTCTGTGTTTTGCTGTAGTGGTGAAATTTTATGCAAGAATACAGACACTCAACAGTGGCTTAAAGGACACATAAGGATGACATTGGGACAAAAATTATTTTTGGAAATGGTTATTAATAGATAAATGGATGGGTACTGCTCTAAAGCATTTTAATATTAGTTAACTGACGTAACACTGGTTTGGGCAAAGATGAGTCACGTAATTCCTCTAAGAGCCAACGCAGAATACATTGGCCCAGATATTAGTCGAAGGCTTCAGCTATCTTGCTCCAAACTCACATACTCATTGAGTTTAAGCACTTCGCTCCCCACAAACTCGTTCAGTTCGGTCAGTGAATCAATCAGTGGCAACAGCTCGTTTTTGTGGAACAGCCAGTCCACTTTGTTGAGGTCGAGCGAGGTAATGCTCTCGCGGCGAATGCTCATCAGCTCGATCGGCACGCGGTGCAGCGCCAGCACGTCGTTCATGGTCTGGTTCTTCACGTCTTTGAACGAGTCTTTCGCTTCCACCTGACCGATGGGTTTAAGCTCCGGCGCTTTGGTGTCTTTCCCCTTGGCATTCACAAACAGATTTTTGAACGCCATCCCTTCTTTGGCCTGCAGCTTGTTGCGAATGTCGTTCTCTATGCTAGGCTCGTTCATATACAGCAGGTAACCTGCGTGGGAACCGTTGCGGTAATACTGGCGGCGAAACAGCGTGGCATCGTCGTTCAGCCAGATGGAGGTCAGCCCGCTGACGTGTTGCGGCAGGCCGTACAGCTCCTGCGCCACATCGTATTCAGCCAGGTGAAAAATCTGCCCGTCGCGGTAATCAATCCGCCCTTCATTGCTGTAGGCACGGGGCTTGTAGGTGTACCCCAAATCACCGCGGCGACGCATGTAGAGCGCCGGAAGGTGTCTGATGTGAACCACCTGCCCGAACAGGTTGCGCACCACCTGAAAGTAACCGTTGCCAAAGGTGAGGTAGTCCTGAATAAACCGCTTAAGGTCGCGGCGCGGCAGCACATCGCTCACCGTGACGGCGTACGTCAGCGTGTTGCGTTTAAACTCAATCGCGCTCGAGTGCATCGGGTTCACGCGCAGCGCTTTGGCCAGCGTATCGAGTGCGATCGGCGGCTCGTACAAATCGTCAATCAGCGCCACTTCAAGGTAGCTGAGAATATCGCTATTCATCACACTGACCGGGTTAGAAAATTCAATCTCAATCACGTTCTGTCTCCTAGAAGAACGACACCGTGGTGTCATCCTCACTGTGAATATCAATCGGCTCCCAGTGCATCACATGCATCGAAGCCCAGGCCAGGTCAGCGTGCGAGCCCACCTTGCTGCGGGTAGAAATAAAGGTCACCTGATTGCTGGCTTTGGTGGTCTGCTGGCGGATCATCAGAAAGGAATGCACCAGGTCATCCCACTCACCGTCGAACTGCAGGCGCCCGTCGTTGATGATTTCGCGCGCCTTGTACACCATCATCCGTTTCACTTCCGGCGAGTAGTCCAGCTCAATCAGGCTCGGGTAGAACTTGCGCACCAGTTCAGCCACGGCCGAGCCGACGCCGCTAACATCAATCGCCAGATGCACCACGTTGTATTTCTCGGTCATGGCTTTAATCGCGATCGCCTGCTGCTCGTAGCTGGAGCCTTTCATGCGCGCCCGTTCAATCAGCCGGAACACGCCGCCTTTGCGCTTGGGTTTAAGCGCAACCACCAACCCGGCATCGTCGGAGCCTTCGCCCTGACCGCCGCCGCGCGGGTCATAACCCACCAACACTTCGGCGTTGCCCGCGGGGCGCGCTTTGTTGTGGTCCACATCCCTCCACAGCGATGAATCGGTTTTACACGCCAGCAGCGCTTTGAGCGCAAAGATGGACGCCGAATCATCCAGAAACACGCAGCGCAGCAGGTTGTCGAATACGGTTTTGTCCGGGTACTTGCGGCGCAGTTTCTCCATGTTGAAGAACGTGGCGCCTTTCTCAATCGCGTCATCAATGGTGATGATCTGGCGGAAAATGCCATCAACACCCAGTGAGCCGTTCCTGAGCGCCGCATGGCTGATGTCAATCCCTTGCTTTTTCTTGCCCTGCCACTTCGGATACGCTTCATGCGCCACGGTCGACGGCGTCGAGAGATACGTGGTGCGGTACTTGTCGTGAATCGACATCCCGCCCGCGTAGTCGTCCAGCTCTCCGAATTTGGGGATCCAGAACACTTCATCGAAATAGACATGGCCGTTAAAGCCCTGCGATGTGCGGGCGTTGGTCGAAAGAAAATAGAAGGTCGCGCCGTTGGAAAGTTGCAGCTCATCTTTGCCTTTGAGCTCCACGTCGCCAATTTCCAGCGCGAATCGGCGGATGTAGTTTTTGAAGATTTCGGACTGCTTGCGCGA